GACGTGTCACATCGGCCTGCCCGGACGGTGCGTGGAGCCGCCCCGATCGCCCTCGAACTACGCGTACTTCCGGACCGGCGCGGTGTACACGGCGGAGGGTACGCAGGTCGCCGTCGGTCACATCACGCTCGGGACGGGACACGCCTCTCCCCAGGCGTCGGCCAGGGCCGCTGCGGAGCACTACGACAACACTGGCACCGTCGTGGTGGACGTGGCCGCGGGGGAGGACTCGCACGGCATCTGGGTGGCGGGCGCCGTCCGGCCCGGCACGACCCCCGACCAGATCCGCGCCCTGCGGGCCGCCCCGCTGTCCGGCGACTGGCGGACGATCGGTGGGAACCTGGAACTGGTGGGCGCCCTCGCGGTGAACGTCCCCGGCTTCCCGGTGCCCCGCCCTGCGGGCCGCATCGACTCGGACGAGATGGTCACCCTCGTGGCCGCCGGCGTGGTGGCTCCCGACGTGGCTCTCAGCGCAGCGTCGGCCCCGGTCCCGAGGGTGGACGCCCCGGCCCCGACGCCGGCCCCCGCCCCCACCCCCTCGGAGGTCACGGCCGCAGCCGGCCCCGCCCTGACGGTCGGCGACCTGGCGTACCTGAAGGGGCTGGCCCAGTCAGCCCGTCGGGCTGAGGCGCGGAGGGTCTCGACGGCGAGTAGGCTTGCAGACAGAGTGGACCGGTCCCTCGCCGCGGCGAAGGTCCGCCGGGCCGCTCGTATGCTGAGGAACGTCTGAAGGGAGCAGCATGGGATGCAACTGTGGGAAGTCAAGGACCGCCCCGAACGGGCTGGGCGTAGACCCGTCCTCGGGGACCGACGCCGGGTCCGAGGGCGGGGCCGACGCCAGCCCCCGACCGACCGGGGCCATCGGACGGTTCGCCGTCCGGCCCCGGTAGTGGTAGAGTCGGTCCCGTTGGACGAGGCCACGGACAGGCTGATCTGACAGGGACAGTGGGAACGCGGAGGGCCCGGTCGTCGCACACAGCGGCGGCCGGGCTCTCTGCTGTCTGAGGACGGTGTACTCTAGCCCCGAGGCCCCGCCGTCTCGACTGGTGATACGCTGGTCTTGCGGAATGGCAGAAGGGCCTCGTGATCGCACGAGAGACCCAGGAGATGTGATGAGGGACAGCCGCCTCCGCGCACTGACCGACTTCAGCAAGAACGACGACGCCGCCGAGGCCTCCGCCGAGGAGACGTTCAGCGTCGAGATCCCCGAGGACCTGACCGGCCTCGACGACGCCGCACTGGCAGAGATGCACTCCAACGCCGTCGAGGCGTTCCAGTCCGTCTACGGCGACGGGTCCTCCGTCTCCGACGAGGCGCTGGCGACCCTGTCCGACCTGGCCGACGGCATCGAGGCCCTCAGCGCCGAGATCGCCGGCCGCGAGGCCCTCGCCGCTGAGCGGGCCGAGAAGGCCAGCGCCCTGGCCGCCAAGGTCGGCGGGGACTTCGCGACCGCCGTCGTCACCGACGCGGACCCCGACGAGGACATCGCCATCGGCGACACGGTCACGATCACGACCGAGCAGACCGGCGACCACTCGAAGCCCGAGGACAACGAGGACGAGGCTCCCGCCGCCGCCCCTGCTGGCGCCCCTGCCGCTCCCGCCCCGGCCCCGGCTGAGACCGTCGCCAAGGCGTCCGCCCGCAAGGCCGTCCGGCTGTCCGGGATCAAGCGCCACGCCGCTGCGACTCCAGCCCCCTCGGCCGACGCCCCGGCCTCGACCGACATCCGCTCGATGATGTCCATCGCGGACGTCCCCGGCTTCGCCGCTGGGGAGGGCGCCGACTTCAACGACCTGGCCCGTGCCGTCGAGCGTCGGCTCCAGGGCTTCAACGCCGGGGCCTACGAGTCCGCCCACCGCGGCGGTCGGAACCTCCGCGAGCAGCACGGCCTCGCCGTGATCCGCCGGAACTTCGGCTCCGAGGTCACCGTCAGCACCGCTGACCCGGAGGCCACCGAGCGGGCCATCCGCAACGCGGTCTCCGAGAAGAACCTGCCCGGCGGCTCCCTCGTGGCGTCCGGCGGCTGGTGCGCCCCCTCGGAGACCCTGTACGACCTGCTGGAGACCGAGTCCTCCGACGGCCTGATCTCCCTGCCGGAGATCCATGTCGCCCGCGGCGGAATCAACTTCACGAAGGGTCCGAAGTTCGGTGACCTGTTCGGGAAGGTGGGCTTCAACTACACCGAGGCCGAGGACAAGGCCGGCAAGTACGCCCCGACCTCGGACTCCGACCCGGCGCTGAAGGAGGGCCCCAAGCCCGTCTACCGCGTTCCCTGCACCGGCTTCGAGGAGGTCCGCCTGAACGCCGCGGGCGTCATCGTCCAGGCCGGGCTGCTCCAGCAGCGGGGCTTCCCCGAGTTGGTCGCTCGCACCATCCGCGGCGTGCTGAACGCTCACGCCCACAAGATGAGCGAGCGGTACATCGACGCCCTCGTCAAGGGATCGACCGCGGTCTCCATGCCCGCCGCCCAGGTGGGCGCGACCGCCCCGATCCTCAGCGCGATCGACCTGCAGGCCGAGCACTACAAGTACGTGGGCCGTCTCAGCCGGGGCACCAGCCTCGAGGTCGTCCTGCCGTACTGGGTCCGCGGCCTGATCCGCTCCGACCTGGCCCGCCGCCTCGGCGTGGACCTGCTGGACGTCTCCGACAGCCGGATGGACGGGTGGTTCCGCGCTCGCGGGATCAACGTCCAGTACGTCTACGACTGGCAGGCCCTGACCGGCGACGGCTCCGCCTTCACCAAGTGGGGCAGTGAGGTCAAGTTCCTCATGTACTCCGCCGGCACCTTCGTCAAGGGCACCAGCGACATCCTGACGCTGGACACTGTCTACGACAGCACCCTGCTGGGCCAGAACGACTACACGGCCCTCTTCACGGAGGAGGGCTGGCTGGTCGCCAAGATGGGCCACGACTCCCGCGTCGTCACCGTCCCGGTGGAGCCCACGGGCCACACCGCCGGCGGCGTGACGATCAAGGCCGACGGCTCCAAGGGCGCCTGATCCGACACGCAACTGAGGGGCCTGTCCGTCGCTACAAGGCGGCTGGCAGGCCCCTCGGCGCAGGATCACCCAACCATCGGAAGGAGAACCAATGGCAGTCGTAGCGCCCAAACAGCGCGTGGCCGCACCGGCCACCCGGCCCCTGAACGGCGGGCTGTTCAGCCAGTTCGCACCCATCGAGAGCGATGACCCCCAGTGGCAGAACGGTGTCACGTGGGAGGACGTCGCCGCCGCCGACATTGGCACCATCGGTCAGTTCGATGACGCCCCAGGCGCCACGCCCGGCCTGCCGAAGGACCTGACCAAGCCCGGCTGCAAGACCGTCGAGTCGATGCCCCCGCTGACCGTCTACGCGACGGTCAAGTGCTCCCTGCTGGAGCACTCCCCCGAGGAGGCGATGGCGCTGGCCACCGCCCGCCTCGCTCGCTACGAGGAGTACGCGGTCGAGGACGCGCTGTGGAACGGGGTCAAGGGATCCGGCCCGGCCCTGTCCAAGGTCCAGACGCTGAAGAACAGCGGCGGCACGGCCGCCCTCGAGGGCGCCTGGCAGGCGTTCGAGAAGTACGGCCACTCGATAGGCGTCGCGCCGGTGTTCCACATGCCCCGCCGTGCCGCGGTCCTGGCCTGCGCCCGCCGGTACGTCGAGACCGGCCCCGGCGGGACCTTCGTGACCCGCTTCGGCACGCCGGTGGTCGCGGGGGACGGCTACGCCGACGTCCCGGTGTTCGCCTCGACGGGCCCCGTCGTCATCTACCGCAGCCAGGTGTTCTCCTCGACCACGCGGGACGGCGGGATGAACCTCGGCAAGAACGACCTCGTGGCCGTGGCCGAGCGGACGTACGTCCTCGCCTTCGACCCGGACGACGCCTACCAGATCCCGTACTCATCCGACCCGGGCAAGATCACCATCGAGCCCCGCAAGTTCTGACCGAGGAGACCATCCGCATGATCCTGAACGACGGACTGAACGTCCTCGCGCCGAACGGCTTCGGGGTTGACCCCGGCCCGGCCGAGGAGGTGGCGGCCCCAGCCCCCAAGCGCGGCCGCCGCGTCAAGACTCCCGCCACGGCTCCGACGGCGACCACGCCGGAGGAGGCCCCCGAGGCCACCACCGCGGCGGGCCCGGCCGACTCCTCCGAGGCGGCTGAGACCACCACCGACACCGCCACCGACACCACCACGGAGGAGACTGAGTAATGGCTGACAAGACGCACTACTACGCGCCGGTCCTCGGGAAGCGCATCCGCGTCACCCCGCTGGACGCCTGCGGCCGCGTGGACAAGACCAGGAAGGCCCTCGTCACGTCCGGCTTCGTGACGATCTCCCTGTCCACGGAGACCGAGGACGGTACCGAGATCACCGTCAAGCGCGCTGACGGCTCGGTCTGCATCTCCGAGAAGCAGGCCGACACGTTCAAGTACTTCACGGCCGAGATCGAGTTCTGCGGGGTCAACCCCTCGCTGCTCGCTCTGGTCTCGAACGCCAAGGAGTACAAGGACGAGGCCGGTGACATCGCCGGGTTCACCTACTCGGAGGGCAAGATCGACAAGAAGTTCGCGCTGGAGATCTGGACCGGTCTCGCCGGCCAGGCGTGCGCCGAGGGGGCCGACGAGGCCAGCGGCTACCTGCTGCTGCCCTACGTGAACGCCGGCGTCCCCGGCGACATCTCGATCGACGGCGAGAACGCCGTGTCCTTCCCGATGCAGGGCGCCGTGACCAAGTCCGGCAACGGCTGGGGCAAGGGCCCGTGGGACGTCGTCAAGACGTCGGCCGGCCAGGCCGCCAAGTTGCCGACGGCCCTCGACCCGAAGGACCACCTGCTCATGATGGACACGGCCCTGAAGGTCCCCGGCGCCTCGGAGCAGCCCATCGCGGTCCCGCAGGGCTGATCGCCTGACCGCTGCCCCGCCCCTGGTACGCCGCCGACGCGGTACGCTAGGGGCGGGGCCTTTCTGTGTCGGGCCCCGTCACGATGAGGTCCGCGCAGTTGGAGGGAACGGCATGAGTGATGAGATGGCGGCCTACGGGCCCGGTGACTGGCCGGTCTCCTACTCCAACTGCGCGGATCTGTCGGAGTACCTGACGGAGCAGGGCTCCCCCGACCCGGAGACCCGCAAGCGGTACGAGGACATGGCCCGCGCCCTGCTGTGGGAGTGGACCGGCCGTAAGTTCGGCCCCGCCCTCGTGACCCTCCGCCCCTACGCCGTTCCTGAGGGCCGCCCCTCGACATGGACCGGCGGAGGGTTCTGGACGTGGCGTCCCGCCCTCGTGAACGGGCAGTGGTTCAACGTCCGCTGCGGGGTGTGCGCCGCCGCCACCTGCTGCTGCGACGTCGAGTTCGCCATCGACCTGCCGGGTCCCGTAGCGTCCGTCGAGAAGGTCATCGTGGACGGCCAGACCCTCCCGACCTCGGCCTACCGGGTGGACAACCGCCAGACGCTGGTCCGCCTGGACGGCCGCACGTGGCCCCGTACGCAGAACCTCACGGTCCCCGCGACCGACACCGACGCCAAGGGCGGCACCTTCGAGGTCACCTACCGCCGCGGCGTGCCGGTCCCGGCGGGCGGGCAGGTCGCCGCCGGCGTTCTCGCCCTCGAACTGGCGAAGTCGGCCTGCCAGGACCGGGACTGCTCGCTGCCGCAGCGGGTCCAGTCGGTGACCCGGCAGGGCGTCTCCGTTGACATCCTGGACGAGTTCGAGGACGTCAAGGAGGGCCGGACCGGCATCTGGCTCATCGACTCGTGGATCGCGTCCGTCTCCCGGCCGAACCGAGGCGGACGGGTCTACTCCCCCGACCGCAGGAACCGCCGGCCGGGCACCCCCGACCGCTTCGTGAGGACCACCAATGGCTGAGTACATCCCCCGCCCCCGGCCGCAGGCCGACCAGTTCGGCGCCGCCGCCAGGGAGGTCCTGGCCGAGGCGCAGAAGTATCTGTCCCGCCCCGTCAAGCACGTCATCGTCGCCCCGGGCGCGGAGGTGGTGTGGGACGACTGCTGCGGAGGGACGCTGTACGCCCGCGTCGTCGCCGTCTCCCCGATCCTGTCCAAGACGGCCTCGGTCCAGAACTGCGCCGTGCTGGCCTGGACGGTCACGATGGCCCTCGGGACGGTCCGCTGCGCGGCCATGCTGGACGGGCAGGGCCGGGCGCCACGGGACCGTGACCTGACGGAGGATGCGCTGGCGCTGACCCAGGACGCTGCGGACCTGGGGCAGATGCTCGTGTGCGAGACGAACGCAAGCAACCTGGCGTGGGCTCCGCAGGGTCCTGAGGGAGGCTGCATGGCAGGTGAGTGGCAGTTCGACCTGAGGGTGACCGCCTGCAAGTGCCCGGAGGTGTCTCATGGCTAAGGTGCTGGTCAAGGTCCGCATGGACGGCAAGGCGACGGTGGAGTGCGCCTCGGGCCACGCCAGCCGCGCCGCCTATAACGGCTCGCAACGGTTCGCGGGGAAGGTCCGCGAGGAGATCCGTGCCGCCGGCCGCGTGAACACCGGGCGCATGGTCAACTCGGTCAAGGCGACACGCGACGTACGAAGCAACCGGCTGCGGCCGGCGTACCTCGTGGGCCCGCGGGTCGGGTACGCGAAGTTTCAGGACCTGGGCACGCGGGCCCACGGGCCGAAGCACAAGAAGTTCATGCGGTTCAAGCCGAAGGGCAAGAACTACTTCGTGTTCGCCAAGTGGGTCCGTGGCGTCAAGGCCGCGCACTTCATGTCGAAGGCGGCCAGCCGGCTGACGGCGAGGGACTTCGCATGACGCTCAGCACCCTCGCGGCCGCCTCGTTCACCGTCCTCGTGGCGGTCACCGTCGCTAGCGTCCTCGTTCCCGCGTATGCTGAGGGCATGGCAGACATCGTGATTAAGGGCAAGGCCCGAAAGACACTGACCGTTGACCTCGTTGGGGTCGAGTACAAGGTGCGCGTTCCCAAGTCGGCGATCGCGCTGGTCCTGGCGAAGGACATGAAGGAGGCCGGGGACGACCCTGAGGCCCTGCAACTGGCGATGGGCCGGTGGGCCCGGGTCCTGTTCGGCAAGGAGACCGGCAACGAGATCATGAAGCGCATGACCGACCCCGAGGACGACGTCGATATCGACGACCTCGGTGAGGTCATCAAGCAGATCATGGAGACGACCGGAAACCCTACTACGTCACCCAGCGCCTGATCGCCATCGCCAACTCCGAGTGGGCCCTGATCGACGGGTACGCGCTCGGTCACGGCATGGACCTGGAGAAGATGGCGCTCGGGCGGCTCTGCAACTTCGTGTGGTGGTTCATCACCCGGAACGCGGAGTCGGAGGCGGAGGTGGAGAAGTTGCGGGCCAAGTTGTGGCAACCTCCCCAGGGAGAGGCTCCGGCGGGCCCGTGGGCCCCCGAGGCCGAGAAGGCCGCGTTCGGGGCGTTCCAAGCCTCGATGGCGGGCTAACAAACCTCGACCCACCCAACCACACACTGACACGATTCCAACCCGTTGACGGGCGGTACGATGGCCTTAGGGCGCGTGCCGCCCGTCGCCGTACCCGGACCGGAGGAGAGACATGGCCCTGAACATCGAGGTAGGTGAGGCGTCGGTATCAGTCGTCGCCGACGCCTCCAAGTTCGAGCAGCAGGCGACCGACCAGGTCTCCCGCGCCGCAAGCAAGATCTCCGGCGCCGCGGAGAAGGTCGGCCGCTCCGCCTCGGACGCTCTCGGGAGCGGGATCACGTCGGCCAGCAGCGGCGGGTGGGTGTCGAGGCTGACCTCGACCGTCGTCAACAGCGGCAAGAACGCGGCGCTCGGGTTCGCCAACGCCGTCGCCGACGTCGTCCGAGGCCCGGCCACCGCCGTCGTCGGCGGGGCGTCCGCCGCCCTCGGCACCGCCCTCGTGTCCGGCTTCCAGCGCCTGAACGCCATCGACGTCGCCAAGAACAAACTGCGAGGGCTCGGCCACGACACGCAGGCCGTCGAGGCGATCATGAAGAACGCCCTCGCGTCGGTTAAGGGCACGGCGTTCGGGCTGGGCGAGGCGGCCACCGTCGCGGCTGGCGCCGTCGCCGCCGGCATCGAGCCCGGCGACAAGTTGGAGCGCACGCTGAAGATCGTTTCCAACTCGGCGGCCGCGGCCGGCATCTCCATGGAGGAGATGGGCGCGATCTTCAACAGCGCCGCCTCGACGGGGAAACTCAGCACCGACGTCATGAACCAGTTGGCATGGCGCGGTATCCCGATCTGGCAGAAACTCGCCGAGCAGACCGGCAAGTCGGTCGAGGAGGTCCGCGACGCGGTCACCAAGGGCCAGTTCACCTTCGAGGACTTCCAGACGGCGGCCGAGGCCGCCTCGGGTAACGTCGCGAAGGCCATGGGTGACACGCTGCCCGGCGCGATGAAGAACCTCATGGCGTCCCTCGGCCGTATCGGCGCGAACCTCCAGTCGGGTATCTTCACGAAACTGGCGCCGCTCATCAACGCCCTGACGAAGTCCTTCGGGCCGCTGGAGGACGTGGCGAAGCGGGTCGGTGACACCATCGGCGACAAACTGGCCCCGATCATCGACAAGTTGACGAACGCGCTGAACAACGCGAGCAACCCGCTGGACCTGCTGAAGGGCACGTTCGGATCGCTCGGGTCGGTCCTCGGGCCGCTGACCGGCGCGTTCATCACGCTCGGTAGCGGCGGGATCGGTAGCCTCCTGACGAAGATCCCCGGCCTGTCCGGCTCGCTCGGGCAGTTGAGCGGTGTGTTCAAGGTGCTGGGCGGCCCGGTCGGGCTGGTCATCGGGCTGTTCGGCGGCCTCGTGGCCGCCAGCCCGGAACTGCGCTCGGCGCTCGGAGACGCCCTTATGGGCGCCCTCGAAGGGCTGAAGTCGATCTTCACGGCCATCGAGCCGGCGATCAAGGTCTTCGCCGACGCGCTGAAGAACGTCGGCTCGACGGCGGGCCCGGCCTTCGCCAAGGTCTTCGAGAAGGTCGGCCCGCTGCTGGCCGAGTTCGGCGGGAAGATCGCCAGCGTCATCACGGCCGCCATGCCGACCCTCCAGAGCGGGCTGTCGAAGGCCGGGGACCTGTTCGGCCGCCTCGTGGGCGCCGTCAGCCAGGTCATGCCCTACGTGATCCAGTTCGGAGGCGCGCTCATCAGCCTGGCCGGGACGGTGATATCCAGCGCCGTGCCGGTCATCTCGACGCTGGCCGGCATCATCGGCGGCTTCGCCACGACGGTCCTGCCGAAGGTGATCCCGCCGATCCTTCAGGTGGCGACGGCGATCACGAACGGGATCAAGGGCGCCCTGGAGTGGCTGGGCCCCTCGCTGAAGGGACTGACGGTCACGATCCTGGCCGGCATCGTGGCGTGGAAGACGTACCTCGCCATCACGAAGACGATCCAACTCGCGACGAAGGCGTGGACCGCTGTTCAGGCCGCGTTCAACGTCGTCATGAACGCCAACCCTGTCGGCCTCGTGATCCTCGCGATCACGGCCCTCGTGGCGATCATCGTAATCGCCTGGAACAAGAGCGAGACGTTCCGCGCCATCGTGATCGGCGGCTGGGAGGCGATCAAACTCGCCGTGTCGGCGGTCGCCGACTGGTTCACGAACACGCTGTGGCCCGGCCTGCAGGCCGTGTGGGACGGTATCGTCACCGGCCTGTCCACCCTCGGGACGTTCTTCAGCGACCTGTGGAACGGGTTCCTGTCCATCGTGACGACCGTGTGGACGGCGATCTCGACGTTCATCGTCACCGCCGTTACCGCCTACGTGACGTTCTGGACCGAGGTCTGGAACGGCATCGTCACCGTCGTGACCACGGTCTGGGACGCGATCTGGACGACCATCAGCACCGTCTGGAACACGGTCAGCACGTACGTCCTGACCGGCATCCAGATGGTCCTCGCCGGGTGGACGGCGATCTGGAACGGCATCGTGACGGTCCTGACCGCGGTGTGGAACGGGATCAAGGCCGCGGTGAGTGCCGCGATCAACTTCGTGGTGACCATCATCCAGACGCAGATCAACGTGATCCGCGCCGTCTGGAACGCGGTGTGGAACGCGATCTCCTCGGTCGCGTCGGCCGTGTGGGGCACGATCAAGTCCGTGGTGAGCGCCGGGATCAACTACGTGTCGAGCATCATCTCCTCGGTGATGAACACGATCAAGTCGGTCTGGAACGCCGCCTGGAACTGGCTGAAGAGCATCCTGTCCAGCGCCTGGAACAGCATGAGGTCGGCCGTCTCGAACGGCGTCAACGGCGTCATGTCCTTCGTGTCCAGCATCGGCGGCCGGATCAAGGGCGTGTTCGCCGGTGCCGGCTCGTGGCTGTGGAACGCCGGACTGAACGTCATCAAGGGCTTCCTGAACGGGATCACCTCGATGTTCGGCCAGGTCAAGAGCAAGTTGAAGTCGCTGACCTCGTACCTCCCCTCGTGGAAGGGCCCCGAGGACACCGACAAGAAGATCCTGACGCCGGCCGGTCGGCTGGTGATCGGGGGCTTTCAGGAGGCGATGGAGAAGTCCTACCCGGCCGTCAAGAAGTCGTTGCAAGGGTTCACGAAGGACCTCGCTCCGACGGTGGACGCCGGGCTGAAGGTCAACGGCATCGCCGACCTTCAGCGGACCTACCAGGCGCCGGTCGAGGTGAACGCCCGCGCCGGCCGGCCCTCCTCCTCGACCGGCACGTTCGCGCCGACCGCGGGCCCCGGGCGGTTCTCCCCGACGGTGAACATCACGAACCACTACCCGCAGGCCCGCCCCGACAGCGCCACCCGCGACGAGGTCGCGCAGGGCATCCGCCTGGCGGCCATCGTCTGACACCCACCCAATCCACCCACCGTGGCCGCCCTATGGCGGCCACGGGCGTCTCAGAGAGTGAGAGAATGCGTCCATGAGCATGTACACCCTCGACGGCAAGGACCTCGACGACCCCCGCGGCCGGTGGGTGCTGGAGCACGGCACCAACCTCCCGCACTGGGGAGAGCCGCGGCTGAACTCGGTGGACGTCCCCGGCCGGTTCGGCGTCCTCGCGCTCCCGGCCACCGTGACCGGCGTCCAGACGGTCCTGCTGAAGTTCCGCGTGTTCTCCTGGTCCGACGGCGGCGTGAGCCGCTGCAAGGGCACCCTGACGGACCTCGACGCGAACCTGCGCGCCCTCATGAACCGGCTCAACGTCCTCGGCCGGCTGCCGGTCCTCGGGTTCACCCCCAACGGCGGCACGCTGCGCGTCGCCGAGGTCAGGCTGAAGGGCACCGTCGAGCCGGAGTTCGACCCTGAGGCGATGACGGTGGCGCTCGCGGTCACCTACGAGATCCCCGACGGCATGTGGCACGACCCGCAGCCGACCGTCCAGCAACTGACCGACACCAAGCAACTCGACGGCGGCACGGCCCCCATCGTGGACGCCACGCTCATGCTCGCCCCGTCGGCGAACGAGATGGTCATCCGGGACGTCACCAGCGGCTCGACCCTGACGTGGAAGGGTAGCGCCGTCCCGGCGGCCGACGACCGGATCATCGTCGATGTACAGGGCTACGCGGCCTTCCGGCAGACCTCGACCGACTGGAACATCCTGGACACCGCTGTGGACGTCAGCGGGCAGATCAGCATGTCCGCCGGCGGGTTCCGGCTGGTGCCGAACGCCGACGGTCAGGTGAGGCTCACCGTCACAGGCGGATCCGGCTACGTCCGGGCGAGGAGGGCCTACTGATGACGAACGTCGCCAACCCCGACTTCCCCGTCGGGCTCGCCATGCGCTACGTCCTCTACGAGGTCGCCGGCGGACGGCTCGGCGTCCTGCCGGACGCCATGGCCGGCACGTGGACGGCCCCGCGGCTCGACACCCCGACGCTGACGCTGTCCTACCCGGCGAACGACCTCGGCGTCCGCGGGAAGATGCTGGACCGCTCGGCGGAGATCGCCATCGAGTTGTCCTACGACGGGCAGACCTGGACAGAGCCCCCGAACGCCCGGTTCATCAGCCAGTCCTCCGAGTGGGACCCGCTCGGGGACGGCTCGGACAACCGCAACGTGGAACTGATCCATATCGGGAACCGCCTGGAGCAGGCGCTGGTCTGGTCGGTCCCGGCCGAGGCGAAGGCGAAGGACGGCAAGTACAAGTTCAACAGCAAGAACGCCGGGTCGATCCTGAAGACCCTGTGGGACGCCGCCTCGAAGCGCGGCTGGGGCAAGGACCTGCGCATGGACTTCAGCGCCACGCTGGACTCCGCCGGGCAGGCGTGGGCCACGATCACCACCCTCGCGTTCGACCCGTCGGCGACCCTGCTGCAGGTCCTGAAGGCACTCATGAACATGGGCATGATCGACTACCGGTGGCAGGGGCGGACGCTTCAGGTCTACAACTCGGACGCGGCGCTCGGCCGGGACAACCTGGACGTGATCTGGCGGCTCGACGGGAACACCCGCGCGCCGGAGAAGCGGGACTGGTCGGCGCTGTGCACCCACGTCCTCGTGAAAGGCGAGGAGGGCAAGTCGTGGGTGTTCGAGAACAAGGAGGCGCCCGCAGGGCTGCCCCGCACCGAGAAGGTGGTGGAGGCCGGCGGCGTCGAGTTGGAGGACACCGCCCGCGCCGTTGCCCGCGCCACCCTCGCGTCCGGCGCGAACGCGCAGGAGGAGGTCAAGCGCGAGTGGGAGGCCGCCTCCGTCCAGTGGCTGCCGTACCTGGAGTACCAGCCCGGCGACTGGGTCCGCGTCGAGCGGACCTACGGCTCGCTGGAACGGATGCGGGTGGTCCAGACGTCTGTCTCGGTGACTGAGACGGGCCGCGTCTCCGGGCACACGACCTTCGGCACGGCGCTCGACGACATCCTCAGCCGCATCGTCAAGCAACAGAAGGGCATCACCGGCGCCGCGTCGTCGGCGGGCAACCTGGTTCGCCCGGACACGCCGTCGGCGAAGCACCTGCCCCGCGCCCCCGAGGGGCTGGTGGTCAACTCGACCGCCGTCATCCGCGACGACGGGACGGCCCGCGCGAACGTCACCCTCGGGTGGTCCGAGGTGTCCACCGACAAGGATGGCGTGGCCGTGGACGTCACCGGCTACGAGATCGCCTACCGTCAGTTGCCGTCGGCCCGCGGGCCGCTGTACCCGGTCCCCCAGGGGACCTCGGCGCAGATCGGAGGGCTCGGCGTCGGGACGAGGTACGCATTCTCCGTCCGCGCCGTCTCCCCCGACGGCGGCGGGGCGTGGTCGGCCGAGGTGGAGCACCGGACGGCCACCGACACGACGCCGCCGCCCCGCCCCTCGAAGCCGGTCCTGACGCAGACGCTGGGCGTCCTCGGCGTCTACTGGGACGGGCAGGGCGCCCAGCGCCAGAAGATGCCTGCCGACTACAGCCACACGGAGGTCTCCGTCGTGGCGCCGGGCCTCACCCCGCAGCGGTTCACGGACATGCCGAAGCCGACCCAGCGGACGAACATCGCCGGTCTGGAGATCCGCGAGTGGGAGGTCGCGCTCCGCACCGTGGACTACGCCGGCAACTCTTCCGCCTGGTCGGAGAGTGCTCGGATCACGCTGGAGCAGAACATCGACGCCGACGCGATCGCTCGGAAGGTCGAGGAGAAACTCGCCGCCGGCGACGCGCTACAGCGGGCCGCTAGGGCGGAGACGCTGAAGGAGATGAACAAACTCACCAGCGACATGACGCAGGTCGCGCTCTCCCTCGTGGAGACCGGACCGTACCCGCCCGACGCCGGCGTGGTAGACAAGACGCAGTGGGTGTCGCCTGACGCCCGTATCTTCGTCCTGAAGAAGCGAGGAGACTGAACACCATGGCCTACACCCCTACCACCTGGAAGGACGGCCCTGAGGGCCGTACGCCGATCACCGCCGCCGCCCTGACCAAGATCGAGAACGGACTGTCGTCGGCCGCGGCGATCGCTGACGCCGCCTCAGCCAAGGCAAACGCCGCGGCCCCCTCGACGCTGGCTCAGCAGATCCAGCAGCAGGTCCAGCAGATGCTGAAGTTCATCATCCCGATCGGCGGGATCATCGGCTTCTACGGCACTGCCGCGCCGGACGGCTGGCTAATCTGCAACGGCCAGGCGGTCAGCCGCACCACCTACGCCGAGTTGTTCTCGGTCATCAGCACCCGGTCGGGCGCCGGCGATGGCCGCAACACCTTCAACCTGCCTGACCTGCGCGGGCAGGTGCTGTACGGCTGGGGCCACTCGCAGCGGACGCCTTCCCTCGGCGTCTCCGTCGGTGAGTTCGAGCACACGATCACCACGAACGAGATCCCGCCGCACACCCACGAGATCGGTGAGCGGGACGATTCGACGCAGAGGTACCAGGCCCGCACGGCCGACAAGGACATCGGCGTCGGAAAGTCCGGGTACACCTACCTGACATCGACCGGTACGAACTCGGGCCCGCGATCACCTATCGCCCTGGCGTCCGGCGGTCAGACGCAGATGCCGATCTTCCCCCGCGGGTCCTCGACGAACTACATCATGCGCGCGAAGTGAGGTGATCCGAGACCGTGGCTGAGATCAAGGACGAGTACATCCAGTGGCCGGGTCCGGCCACGTTCCCCGGCGCCGCGACGACGCCGTCATACGACCGCTACGCGAACGGGAACACCACCGTCCACTCCCACAAGGGCTGGGAGTGGGTGGAGGTGGACTCCCCCTACGGAAAGGCCGCCGCCGCGCTGGCCCAGGCGTCCATCGAGACCGCCGTCCAGCGGGCCTCGACGGTGTTCGGCACGGTCTACTACCAGCGCGGTAACTCGACCGACCGACCCGACTTCGACGGCAAGGCGATCGGGGACACCTGTCGCATTCAGGACCCCACGACGCTGAACATCGTCGCCGAGTGGCGGTGGACCGGCTCGGCGTGGGAGAAGATGCAGGTCTCCGGCGAGCAGATCTCGAACCTCGACGTCGGCCGACTGACGGCCGGCTCGGCGTCGATCAACGAGTTGGCAGCGCGGAAGATCGCCGCTGACACCGGCCGGTTCCTGCAACTGACCACCGACCAGTTGACCGTGACCGGGAACGCGTCCTTCGTGGACGCCACGGCACGGCACGTGTGGGCGAAGGTGGTCTCCGCCCCGCTCGGTGAGTTCGAGCAGATCAAGGCCGGGATGATCGCAGCCAACGCCATCAGCGCGAACAACCTACAGGCGGGCGCCGTCGATGGTCAGGTCATCACCGGCGCCACGATCCAGACGATGCGGTTGGCGAACCGCGGTCTGAAGATCTCCGACGCCGGGATGCAGGTCTACGACGAGAGCGGCTGGAAGTCGCTGGACATCGACGCCCGCACCGGAGATATTTACATCAGCGGCCGCATCGGCCGACGGGACTCGTGGTCGGAGGTGTGGTTCAACGACATCGTTGCCCGTGAGAACGGGAAGGATGAGTACAACGGGTTCAAGAGAGGGTGTGGTCTGTCGTTCAACTCGCTGGAGGACGATTGGTGGGACGGAACCATCTCGATGAACAAGTCGTCCACGGGCGACCCGGCCCTGAATATTCAGGGGCCGTACCCGAAGCGGCTGGGTAGGCTGTCCCCGTACATCTCAGTCGGGGCGGCCGCCATCTCCATGTACACGCCAGCCGCCGACGCGTCGTTCTCGTTCAACAACCTCGGGCTGGGCCTCAGTGCTCAGCACGTGTACTGGTGGATGAACAACCAGGGGTTCGCGTTCGGCATGAAGAGCAACAACGCTCCCAGGCTGTACGTGGGCGTCAGCCGGATCGACGTCGCCATGACTAATGAGACGACGTCAAGATTCTGGGCCAATGACCAGACCACGACGATGCAGTTCAACAGCCAGAACCAGATTTGGGTCGCCAACGACGGGATGCACGTCTTCGGGACCAAGCGGTTCATCATGCGAGTTCCGACGCTCACTGCCAAGAACGACGGGCTGTGGCTGGTTCACTCGGCGACAGAGTCCCCGTACGACGGCATCGAGTACTGGGAGAACATCGAATTGGACTCCGACGGTCGCGCTACCTGGGCCCTTCCTGACTACGTTCCGCGAATCGCCTCCCGCAAGGCCCCGTGGGTCGTCTTCGCCAGTGACGGCGCTCGCGCCGTCCTTAACCGCAGCAACGACGAGGAGTGGGCGGTAAGCGTATCCGGGGCCCCCGGAACAACCGTGGCCGTGCTGGTCAAGGGCGCTCGTATGATCGAGAAGTCCGAGGGGGAGGATGGGGAGCCGGTCATGCGAGACTACGCACGAGAGTCGCCGTGGCACGCCGGTCCACCGTCTCAGGATCCTGCCCCCGATGACGCCGGTGGCAACACCGGAGGTGGAAACATCCTGCCGGACGACCCGTACGCCCCGGCACCCGACCCAGAAGGAGACAACCAGTGAACGACAACCAGACAGCCGCCCAGGACGAGACCCCCGCCGACCAGGTCAACGCCATGGCGGTGATTAACGGCCTGTCGGCCGAGATCGCCACGCTGACGCAGCGCGTGGTCATCGCGGAGGTCCGCTGCGCGGACCTCGAGGCCCGCCTCGCTGCCGCGTCGAAGTAAGCCCCACCAAACACCAAGGAGGAAACATGACCAATGCCGCTGTGACCGACACTCAGTGGTCACCGAACTACTCCAGCGGCCGCCCGTACGGCGACCCTGACTCCATCACGATCCACCACTGGGGAGTCGATGGTCAGTCCCACCAGAACGTGGTGAACTACCTGTGCCGCGACGACGGCAACTCCTCGGCCCACTACGTCGCCAGCGCCGGCCGCGTGACCCAGTTGGTCCACGACTACGACCGCGCCTGGCACGCCGGCCCCGGCGGCAACCCGCGCTCCATCGGCATCGAGTGCCGCCCGGAGATGTCCGACGGCGACGTGGCGACCGTGATCGGCCTAATCCACGCGATCCGCGCCGAGCACGGCCCGCTGCCCGTCGTCGGTCACAAGGACTGGATGTCCACCGACTGCCCGGGCCGCTGGTACGCCCACCTGGACGAGTTGTCCAACGAGTCCGGCTTCGGGGGCGGCGGCGGCGGCGGCGGCCAGCCCGCGCCGGCCAAGGACGTGAACCCGTACACGGGCAAGTGGAACAAGAGCGACGGCCAGGGCGAACTCTCGCCGAACGGCATCTTCGGACCGGCCACCATCGCCCGCCTGCAGCAGGTCATGGGGACCACGATCGACGGCGTGCTGGACGAGGACGGTTCCCCCGCCGTCGAGCGGCTCCAGAAGTTCCTGAACGCCGCGGTCCCGGCCTCCTCGCAGACCTCGCTGAACGGCGCGCCCACGCTCGACATCGACGGGATCCTGGGCCCCGACACCTGGCGGGCGCTCCAGTACCTGATCCTGGCCTGGCACCCCGACTACCTGCCCGAGGGCTGGGGATTCGAGGACTGGGTGGACGGCGTAGCCGGCCCGGCCACCATCGGGGCCCTCCAGCGCGCGCTGAACAACTCCCGCTCGAACACGGGACGCCTGTGGTGATTCTGTAGAGCGCCGCGCTCCAACCTTGGAGTACCCTGGAGACGGGCAGGAGCAATCCTGCCCGTCTTCATGTCTAGACCAGGAGAATCTATGAATCAGGTCATCACTCACCCGTTCGTCACGACCGTCATCATCGGCATCGTGTGGCCGCCGATTCAGGCGGCGCTCGACAAGCCCACCTTCAAGAAGAGCCAGCGGGTTGCGATGGTGGTCGCCGTCGGCGTCCTCGGCGCCCTGGCGATCTGGCTGGTTGGTCGGTACCCGATGCAGTGGGGCCAGTTGACCCAGTGGACGGTCCAGATCCTCGGCTTCTCGTGGGCGTCCTACCAGGCGCTGTCCGCGATCAAGATCAACGGCGTGTCCCTCATCGAGTGGGCGGGCATCGTCACCCCCGGTGGCGAGACGCTGGCCGACTACCCCCACGCTCGGGTCTGATGTCATACGTACTATCGGCCGCAGTGCCGTCGGCGAGTCCCGCCGGCGGCGCTGTTGCCGCACTATGGGGGGGAGCGGGCGCGTGATTGAGGTACTGACGACGCCGGAGGTAATGGCCGCCGCCGTCGGCGTGCTAGTCCCCCTCCTCGGTGTCGTGGCGGTGAGGCTGCAACTCATGCAGAAGAACCTGAAGGAGCAGTTGACGACCATCCACGACGACGTGTCGGCGACGAAGCACCAGGTCAAGAACAGCCACAAGACGAACTTCCGCGAGGACGTTGACGGCCTGTCCGAGCAGGTCGCCGCCATCGCGGAGGCCGTCGAGCAGCAGGGCGCGCAGATGCGTCAGCGGTTCGACGAGGTGGCGGCGGAGATGGCCCGCGAGTCGATGGACCGAGAGGCGCGGGACCGGCGCTCGGAGGCGCAGATCGACGGCTTGCGCGACGACGTGCGTGGCACGCAGGAGGCGCTGCGGAACCTCAGCGCGACGGCGTGGGCGGACCACCAGACGCTGCACGACCGGATCACCACGATGAAGGAGCAGATCCGGTCCGGGACGGCCGGCTACTCGGCCCCGTCGGCCCCTGGCTGGGAGGCCGTGGCGGCGCCCCCGCAGGCGCCCCCTCGCGCCCGGCATCGGGCCCCGTCCCCCTCCGCTCACGGCTGTGGGCCGCTACCCGACGGTAGACTCGGAAACGTGGATCGATTCCTCTCTACCCAGGAGACATGACATGGACGTGGGGTACGCATGGGTGACCGCCAGAGTCATCGGCCCCGACGGCGCGCCGCGCGCCGGCAGGGTCATCTTTCAGCCGCTGTACGACGCCTGGACCGGGGCCCTCGGGGACGATCGCGCAGTCGTTACCGGCTGGTCCTCGGCAAGCCTGGACGACTTCGGAAGGCTGTTCAGTGACCGGGGCGCGGGGATCAGGGTAGCGGCTCCGGCGGTGCTGCCAGACGGGGTACACAACTACCTCGTGACGCTGGACAGCCCGCGAGACCCAGGCTCCCCTCGGCAGTACCGGGCTCGAATCCTGGCGGGCACTACCGTGGACCTATCGGACATTCTTATGGGCAGGCCCGTGGAGGACTGGTCCTCCCCGGGAACGCGCTCCCACGAGAACGGCCTCATCGAGGCAACCAATCCGAAGGACGTCGTCGATGCTGGCGACGGGCTACTAACCTGGAGGAACAATGACTGATCTGACGTGGTACAGCAAGGCCAAGGCCGACAAGGTCTTCGCGACCAAGGCAGAGTTGGCTGACGCCAAACTGACTCCTGGCGGAGGGCCAGGCGTCAAGGGAGACAAGGGTGACCCTGGTGAGCCCGGCAAGCCCGGCGAGCAGGGCCCTCCCGGCCCTCCCGGAAAGGACGCCCCTGCGGCGGACCTGACGCCCTACCTCAAGTCTGCGGAGGCTGCCCGCACCTATGCGACGAAGGCGGAGCTGGCCCAGGCCGGCGGAGGCGCCCCCGCGCCGGCTCCCGCGGCACCGGGATCCCCGCTCGCCGTTCTTCCGCTCCGCGCTGGTCAGCCAGCCCCTACGGTCGGTTACTTCGGCGACTCCTGGTCCACTGAGTCAACGATGGGCGAGGGATTTAACCTGCCGGCCGCCATCTCGCGGATCATCGGCGGTATCCCGGTTGTCTCCTCGGTTGACGGCTCTGGCTTCGCTCACTCGAAGGAGGGAAACCTCGGCTTCGAGGCTGATTCCCGGATCAATGCCGTCTGCGCGGCCGCCCCGAACCTCATCGTGACCATCGGATCCCTGAACAGTGACAAGGTGATCGAGAACGGCGACACCGACGGCGCCAAGATCACGGAGGCCGTGAAGTCCTTCGTGACGAAGGTACGCTCCAAACTTCCGCAGGTGCCGATCGTCATGATTGGTGCGGAGCCGTCGTCGGTGGCTCGCCTGCTGTCCCGACCCTCGCACGTCAACGTCAAGGCCACCAAGGCGGGCGTGGACGCCAGCGGCGGCCTCGCCAACGGCATCGCCTTCGTTGACTGGCTCGGTGTGGCCGACAAGCAAGCCGTACCGTGGCGTGACGGCCGGCAGTGCGCTGAGGGCGACGTCGTAGTCTACGGCGGAGTCGCCTACAAGGTGACCCAGGCGTGGTCACCGGCCGCCGGCGAGACCCCGCTGTCGGCAGGTGCCCCCACCGTCCAGGTGTCCGACGTGCTGTCTGGCACCGGTAATGCTGGGACGAAACGCGGCGACGGCACTAGGGACACCCTCATCCAGGCGGACGATACGCACCCGACGAAGATCGGGTCCATCGCGTTCGGCGCGGCCGCTGCGAAGCACATTACGGACGCCCTGGCGGCTCTGGCCGGGTGGATCAAGGCGCAGGGCCCGGTCATCCCGGCCGCCCCTGCCTCGCCGCCGGCCCCGCCGAAGCCGGCCGGTGACGGCCTGCCGATCATGGCTTGGCTGCCCGGTGGCTGGGGCACCTCGGGCCGAGCCTTCTACACGAAGGCCGAGGTGGACGCGGTTATCGCGCTCAAGCCGGACAAGGTTGCTCTGCCGATCCAGGCGACCGCGGACGCCACGGACGCTGCTGTCGCTATCGCTCAGCGCCCCGTGTCCGGAGGCAAGGAGTTCAGCCAGTACGGGCTACAGACGCACCGCAACGACGGCAACAATGTCGCCGGCATGGTCGATGCCATGGACTCTCTGGAGGCCGCCGGGATCGAGGTCCTGCCGTACATCCTGAACGGCAAGATCGACTCCTCGGCTCAGTGGTACCGGTCCAGCGACGGCAAGTTGCTGCCACTGATCGCTGCCCGGCCGAAGGCCCCGTACACGGCGATTCACTACCGCGGACAGAACAAACTCCGCGAGATCATGACGACGGACTACCCGACGTTCAAGCGGGCGTCCGACAACACGGACGGACCCGCTGACTGGCAGATCACAGACGTCAAGAACGCCGACATCGGCATCCTCGGTCCTACGGCCGGGGCGCCTGGCTGGGGCGCGGCGAAGACCGCATTCCCCGATGGTGTGTGGGCTGTCGTCTCTGACAAGGACGGTCAGGCCACCGCGAAGGGGCTCGCCGAGGCTGCCGGCGTAAAGATCATCGGTTGGGCCGCGACCTCGGTTGAGGCCCTGGCCGCCCTCAGGGCATGATCGGAGGGTAGAGATGGCTGAGAGCCTATTCCCCGTCCTCGGCGCGTGGTGGCGCAACCGGGGCACGCGCCAGGGCGACGGCGCAACGCTGCCTCCGGGGGCGTCAACGACGCCGTACGACAACTCGGCTGTGCCGGTGGAGTCACGTCGGTTCACGTTCGAGATCACCTACAGCGCTGACGCCGCTGCGAAGGTGGTTCTGCGCGTCAACTGGCACGACTCCGACCGGAAAAAGATCGGCGGACCGTTCAACCTGGTCAGCGTGGCGCTAGACGCCGCCCAGGGGAAGACGGTCACGGCGGAGGTCACGCTGCCGGACAACCCGTCCCCGCGGTGGCTGCCGTCGGTCGGCGTCCCGCCGGAGTCCGGCGAGGTGCTGATCTCCTCGCTGAAGGTCTATGAGACCCCGGCCCCGGCCGGGCCCACCGCGGCCGTGTGGGACGGCGCCACCGAGAGACCTTGCGCCGTGACCGTCTGGGACGGCACGAGGGAACTGCCCGCAACCGTAGAGATCCAGTCCTGAGAGGAAGACATGACCGAGGAGAAGCCCTGCCTGCCGTCGCAGGTCACGATCAATATCGGCGCCAGCGGCGTCAAGATCAACGACGAGGGGAAGCCGCCCGCCCCGCCCGTTGACCTGTCGAAGTACGTCACCAAGGAGGCGGCCGACAAGTCCTACGCGCCGCTCGCGCAGGTGGCTGGGATCGCGGAGAGCGTCCGGGCCGCCAAGGCCGACGCCGCCGACGCCAAGAAGACCGCGGACAGCGCGAAGGCCGCCGCGGATGACGCGCTCGCCAAGGCCACCGAGAAGGGCATCTCGAAGGCTGACGCGGACGCCGCCTACGCCCCGCGGGCTCTGGTCGAGTACGCGGCGGAGGAGGCCCGTAAGGCCGCTGCCGTCGCGGCTGAGGCCAAGAGCAAGGTGCTGGTCATCGACCCCGGCTTCCCGGTCCCCGTGGGCACCCCACGCGGCGCCCTCGTGGTCCGCCCGAACCGGATCATGGAGGTGGACCACCAGCACTTCGCCCCGATCTCGGCGTGGCCCCGCTTCGCCGGGGTGACGCTGGAGAACGATGGTCTGCACGTTCCCGGCGCGATCGGCTTCCAGCCCAGCCTGGAGCAGATGCTCCCGTCGGTCGGCATCTGGCAGATCGACATCTCCTACACGTGGAAGCCGAACTTCGACGAGAAGGAGGAGAGGATCCCCGTCTACAACGTCCGCACCTGGGACGAGTTCGGCGACGGGAACGTCAAGCAGGACGAGGGCGCGAAGATCGGGGAGATCGTTCTGAAGGCCGGCGAGCACCAGGCGTCTACGCTGCGCGTCCGCCCATCGGAGATGGACCCGAAGGCTACCGGCCTGTGGGCTCCGCGGGTACAGGCGCCGGCGAACGGGTTCGTCGTCCACGGCATGTCGGTGGACTACATCTCACAGCAGGAGTGACCCCACCCTGCCCCAATATCGCGGTAAACCCCCTGTTCTCAGGGGGTTTACTGTTTCCCCAATGCCCTAAAATGTGCTACTATTGGGGTATCCACTCAGAAAGGAGCAGTGATGAGTGACAGTAACAGGGAGACGCCCTGCGGCCCGATCTCGTGGGTCTTCGACAAGCCGGCGCTGCGGCAACTGGTCGCCGCCGTCCAGTCGTCGTCCGAGGTGGTCATGGACCTGGAGACCACGGGCCTCGACGAGCACGCCCGCCGCGGCGGGCCGACGAACGGTGGCGTGCCGGCACGCATCGTCCTTGCCAGCCTGACGCTTCCCCAGGAGGGGGAGTTGTACGACTGGCGCGTGACGACCGGCCCGCAGCCCCGCACGTGGCTGGTGCCGCTGTCCCACCCGGACAGCCCGTTCCTCGGCGTCTGGCGGAAGGTCATGGCCCTCGTGGCCCGCGAGATCAACCACTCGCGGCGGCCGTTCACGAACGCGAACATCAAGTTCGACAGCCGGTGGGTCTACGCCCAGGCCGGTGTGGACCTGTCCGACCGGATCGAGTGGGACACGCAGGTGTCCTCCCAACTCGTGGACACCGAGGCCCGTACCCGCCTGAAGGTCCGCGCCGCCCGTGACTTCGGCATCGAGGAGTGGGACGACTTCGACCTGTCCCGCCCCGGCGCGGCCGAGGAGGTGGACCTGTTCCGCCTCGGGGAGTACGCGGCCAGGGACACGTACTGGACGTGGAAACTGGAGCAGGAACACAGGGAGCAGATGTTCCTCACCGACGACGGCGAGGAGCCCCTCGATCCCGAGGAGGTACAGATGGCCCGCCTCGGGAAGGTCGCCAAGTGGGTGTCGATGCCGACCGTCGCCACCATGACGAAGGTGGAGCAGCGCGGGTTCACGCTCGACGTCGAGTGGGTGCGTGAGCGGATCGCCGCGGAGCGGGCCAAGCGGGCCGAGGCCGCCGGCCGTCTCCTGGACCGCTACGACCTCGCCCCCTCGACGTCGTCCAGCACCGGCGTGACGACGGCGGCGACGTCGAAGTGGTTCAAGGAACTGGCCGACCGGGCGGTGGACGCCGGGCACCTGCACGTGGCGGCCATGACGGCGAACGGCAACGCCCAGTGGTCGAAGGCGGTCCTGCTGCGACAGGCCCGCGAGGGCTCCGCAACCGCGCAGGACATCCTGGACCACCGCGCCGCGACGAAACTCCTGGAGTACCTGCACTCGTGGCTGGACTTCCGCGACCGGAACGACGTCGTCCACGCGACGTACAACGTCGGCCGCGTGGTCTCCGGCCGGCTGTCGTCCTCGAACCCGAACATGCAGCAGGTGACGAAGGCGCTGAAGCCGGCGTTCGTCCCACGCCCCGGTCACGTCATCGTGGACCTGGACTACTCGCAGGTCGAGTTGCGGGTGGCGGCGTTCATCTCCCGCTCGGCCCCGATGATCGAGGCATTCCAGCGCGGCGACGACCTGCACCGCCTGCTGGCGGCGCGGATGGCCTCGAAGGCCCCCGAGGACGTCACCTCGATGGAGCGCAAGCGGGCGAAGGCCGGCAACTTCGGCCTGCTGTACGGCATGTCGGCGGCCGGCTTCCAGACGTACGCGGCCACCGCGTACGACGTCGCCATGAGCCTCGATGAGGCCCAGCGGGTGCACGACTCGTTCTTCGAGATGTGGGACGGGATGCTCCAGTGGCACGAGAACGCCAAGCGCAGGGCTCACGAACGGGGCTTCGTGACGTCGCCCATCGGACGGGTCCGGTGGCTGTCCGACCTGTACTCGAACAACCCGAGCCTGGTCAGCCACGCCGAGAGGAATGCGCTGAACAGCCCCGTTCAGGGCTTCGGCTCGGACCTCATGCAGATGGCGGCGGCCTCGATCATGGGCACGCTGCCCGGCCACACGGCCGTTCCCGGCGCGCACGTCGTCGTCACGGTCCACGACGAGATCGGCATCGAGGCGCCCGAGGACCGCTGGCAGGAGATCCTGCTGGAGTGCAAGGCCCGCATGGAGGACGTGAACGCCCTGCTGCGGCCGCTGGACTGCCAGATGGACGTCCCCATCGTCGCCAGCCCGTCGGTCGGCACCCGCTGGGGCGTCGATGACCTGCTGACCGAGGACGACCCGCTGCCGACCGTCGGCGGCTGACCAATCATCACCAACACGAAGGAGCAGACATGACAGCACCGAAGAAGCGCCGTCGCCGTCGGACGACGAACTACGGCCCCCGCAAGCAACCGCGGTACATCACCGAGCAGGACCTGACGGTCACGAAGGCGATGATGGACGGCTCGCCCGCGGTCCGCATCCACGACGAGGTGCACGGGATCACCTACATCGTGGACGTGGACGCTCGCCCGGAGTCGGACGACCTGCTGGCCGGTGAGCGGATCCGCAGGCTGGTCATCATCCCCGACGAGGGGGTGCCGGTCCCGAGGGCGGCACCGCTGACCCTCCTCGGGACGGCGGCGATCCGCCTGCTGCGCGGGATGCCCGTCGCCGGGGACCGGCCGATCACGAGGTACGGGACGCTGGCGACCGGCCGGGGCCGGCCATCGAACTGCCCGCCGCCGCAGGTCCTGGCGGCCCACGTGGAGGACGGGATCGACATCGACGACATCGCGGCGATGTACGGAGTCGCTAAGAAGACGGCGCAGAACTGGATCTACACCGCTCGAAGGAACTACGAGTGGTTCCCGACGGTCGGGCAGGCCCGGATCGCTCGGAACCGTCGTCTGAAGGAGCACGTCGCCTAGTGTGATTCCGGTCTCAAAACACGGGAGGTGGGAATAACCCCCAACTAATTAGACATGTCATTTCAGCCAATAGGAAGTGGTGAATAGTAAATGAGGGACCGAAAAGGACCGTTGTCGTTTGGCATTTCGGATTCGATTTCATCTAGGACCTTGGTCCCAGGCGAATAAATAAGTCCCCTCCCAAACCGAAACGATCCTTTTCGCACCCCATTTCACTATTCACCAAACCAAATCAATGAAAATTGCTTGATAGGAGAGAACAATGAGCACTGAGCCCTACGACGGCTACTCGATCCACCCGACGACCGCCCGCCAGTTCCGCGACCGGATCCTGCGCGGCATGGAGCCCGCCGTGGTCACCTTCGTCAGCGGCGGCTTCGCCACCCGCCAGAACCTCGGCTGGGGCCACGGGAAGATCGTCGTCACCAACGACACGCACGTGAACGTCGCCTTCACCCGCCAGGACGCCTTCAGGACCATGGTGCGGGGCCTGGAGGAACTGAACTACACGGTCCGCACCAGCCCGTGCTCGATCGGCTACGCGCTGGCCGTCATGGACGAGGGCGAGGGCCGCCAGCAGCGGGCCTTCGTGTGGATCACCTCGAAGATCGCCCGCTGGCTCGACGAGGCCGCAAAGGAGTCGTTCACGGCCCGTAGCCGCATCCTCGGGATCAACCGCGGGCACCAGCGACGCTGACCGACGCCCGCCCCTCGAGGCGCCCCCGCCGCCCGGTGGGGGCGTTTTCGTGCGTCTAAGGCCCGTAGGCGGCCTTACGGCCCGCGGCCACCCCATCACACCGTCTCCCGCTCTAAGGCCCGCTACGAGGCTTATAGACCCCTTCCCGAGGGTGTGGAGCCCTGTCTGAGGGTGGCGGTCCCGGCTCGCGTCCGCCCCGGGCCCGGCTGTGACGGACATCTCTTGACCGCCCAGGCCCGGCCGAGTATCACGCGCGCGCGCGCGGTCTTACGTTTTCGTCGAGGTTTTTTCGATTTCTATTTCTCTCTCCCTCCCTATAGGGAGGGAGAGAGAGAAATAGAAATCGAAAAAACTCTCGAATGACGAGATATCGTTGATATCGCAACGATATCTCTGCAACGCACTCGGGCGTGTCGTCTCACTCTGTGAGACGGCCGCCCGGTTCGAACCCGCCCCGCACCCGCACCTGGCACGCCTTGACACTGCATGTTAGACTCAAGCCACTTCGTGGCTTGCGGCCCGCTGCTCCGCAGGCCGACCGGCTGGGCGACGGTATTCGCCCCACCATTTCGATTCCTTCCCCTCCGCTGGCGCTCCGGTCGGAATCGAAAAGCCGGGTCGAAAACGTCGCTACGCCTGGCGCCACTCAGTGGCTCTGGTTATGAATGACTACGGAAGTCATCGCCAGACATCATGTTTGACATACGGCGCAACCCACTACATACTTGGGGCATACGGGCAAGACGCCTACGAACCCGCGAGCCAGCGATGCGATGAGTGACTGGCCGGGTGGGGCAATCGCCGGACGGGTACCGAGCACCGCACGCTCGGGAGGGTGCGCCCTCATACGGACCTACGCGGGGTCTCAACAGCGCCACGAGGAGCAGACGGCCGGCCAGCCGATGCGGCCTCAGGGAAAGTCAGTGACGGAAGCACGCCGAACCGGACGGCGCGCGGAAGCGCTGGCAGAGCGCCCACCCAGGACTCGGACAACCAGGAGCACGGCGGCGACGGCCGCCGGCGTTTCTGTCTTCAGCAGACCACACAACCGACAGAGCAGGACACACGATGCTTACCCACGACATGACACAACGACTCTTCGACAACCTGACGCCAGAGCAGAAGCACGACGCCTGGCTAGCCGCCCAGGCCGTCGGGGCCATCCCACCGAGCACGCCGGACCCGGCCACCCTCGACGAGAACGGGGACCTGTACGTGGACCCCGACTCGGAGGTGATCGAGGACCCCGACGACTACGCCGACCCACTCGACGAGGACGCCGACGACGAGCCGGCCCCCGCCGACGACGAGGGCGAGCCCGCCGTCAGCGGCAAGGGCACCCCTCGTG